CGTTCACTAGGTCTACATATAGGTCAGACTCATTGACTGATGCAAGTATTGGTCTAGCGTAGTGCTTGAGGTATTCCCATGCCACTGACTTAGCCTGACTGCGGTATGGAGCTATGTAGGCAAATAGGGGCATAGGAGAGGCACAGAGGGCCGCTGCTCGTATCAAGTCATTGATAGCTGCTACGGTCTTACCTGCGCGTCTGTGAGCTACTAGACAGGCCCATCGTTCTGTTCTCTCATGGAACGGCATGAAAGCCAGCCGGGGCTGGTAGTCCATCTCTATTTCGGTGCTTTCCATCTAATAGTCACCTGTACTGGCCCATCATCCTTGCCTGTTAGTTCTGTCCGGCTCAATTTTGGTACATGGTACTCAATCATGTCGGTATAGCATCTAAACGCCATCAGTGGCCCATTCTCTGCTGCAATCGCGTCTAGCCATTGCTGTACTCTATGTGCATTCCCATCCACGAATCGAGCTATAGCCTCTCTAGCATTGCTTGTAGACTTGTTAACGACCCCTTTAGGTCTACCCGGCCCTGCTCCTTGTATCTTGTGTTTTTTTATTGCCATCATATATCTCGCTTTTCGTTGAGTCTTATAGCTGGTAGCTTGGCTGCATCTATTACATCTTCCATATACTTTAAAGCGTCAAGCCTTGTCATACCTTGTATTATTGCCGGGAAGCTACTTACTGGCGCTCCTGTAGGATCGCAGACTATCTCGTGCATTGCGTAGCCAGCGTGTGTCTTGACCATTCTTATCATGCTAGGAATTTCAGCTTGTAGATGGTGCTGTCGATTAGTTGTGCTATCTCATCTATTATATTCTGTAGCTCTGAGTCTTGCGGCAGTCTCTTTCTTTCATCTTCTACATACTTACTTAGGCTTGTTAGATACTTTAGAGGTGGTGTAGGCAGTAGATAATACTTCTCATAATCATCTATGATCCCGTAGCAGCCTTGATATGCCTCTACGAATGAGTCTACTAACTCTTCTAATTCGGTGTAATAAGTGCCTAATGCAACGTGTTCGCTGTAGCTTTTGGTCTGGAAGTGCAGTATGTGTGCATTAGTTACGCTGTGAAGTAGCGTTAGTACAAATTGCTGTGGTGAATGACTCATTTATCTCTCCTAGTTATTTAATTTTGTAGCGATCTCGACATGGAGAGCAGCATCCCTCTACTAATCGTCCTGACCACTCGCCGCATAGGTCACAGTCACCCGGCGATCCTTTAACTAATGGCTTACTGGCCCGTTTAATTAAGAGTTCTAGTCTCTTCTCTGCTTGCTCGTTAGCATAATCAGCCTCGTCCATCTACCATCCTCTGTCTATAACAAGACTCCTTGCACTTGCAGACTCCCTCTTCTGTTGCCTCGTTCTCACCCCACTTTCTAAACTGGATGACTAGCTTCTTTCTTACTTCTTTGCAATTATTCTTAGATATTAGTCTTTGTCGGCAACTGCGGCAATTGAATTGATATAATCCAGAGTTAGGGTTCTTCTCTGCTATAGCGCACTCAGGACACAATAGGTTGTCTCTTGTTGTAGTAGGTGTACAGCCAGACTTCTTTTCGGCCCAATATTTGATTAGACTTTATAGGTACTCTAGTGACATATCTCTGCTTTAGCAGGTAGCATAAGGCCATTGAGATTTCGCAGGTCTTTAGGTCACATCTAGCGTCTATCTCAGCCAGCGTTATTTCGCCTACATAGTCCTTTAACAGCGCCCGAATTGTCGATACTGCTCGTGCCATACTACCTCCTGATATATATCATAATTATACCAGAGTATTACATCATAGAGCATTTTTTGCACAGCGTTTTATCGTTAAAACTAAGCCCTTTCCCGCATTTGCATTTTCTAACTTTCTTTCCTAACCCTAAAATTATTCCAACGAGAGATTTTCTGTGAGTGTCACGGATGTCCATTCTACATTTTGAGCCTTTATTATTACTCATTTACATACATTCCATTGACCGCTTGGCCTATGTGCTGAATACAAATCCTTACGTTCAGCCTTTCCAGCAATTGCTTTTTTATCCTCTCTAATAGACTTTTTTATTAGATTAATGTCCTTTCTGCGTGACTCTGCATCAGCCTCATTATCCTGTCTGTTTACTTTATCTCCGTTCATCATTAGCCAGAACTGCGCGTCCTGTGGACTATCCCAGAGCTTTGCTGACAGCTTAGGTATGTATCGAGCGACAAATACCCTAGCTGATAGGGTCGTGTCCCACATATACGGAAACCGCCTAAGTTCAGAGAATGGAGACTGCTGCGCTGTAAAGTCCTTTTTGTACATATCAATCAGACTTTGCATACGAACATCTTTGCCCCATCCTTTAATTAGCAGAGCATCCCATGCTAATTGCCGGTAGTCATCGCTAAAATACATATTAGACCTCCTATGGCAGCTACAAATGCCACTTTAATCCACATTACCAGCCGCCTGTCATCTTCATCCCATGAGCCGGATGAGTAGCCCTGTCCCATGCCTCGCGGTGCGTTTAGGTAGGGTAGGTAGCCATCGTGTGTCTTGTTGCGCTCTGCGCCCTCTCTGATCGTTCTAGGTGATGTATCGTAGTTACTGTTCATGTGTTCTTCTCCTTTAGCTTTAACTTAGCTTCCTCAACAATTAAATCAGCAGCTACAGTAATTCTTATAAGCCTAGAAGCAGCCCAACCTGCATTTGTATTAGGCGCGTTACCATCAAGATAATTGTGAAAGGCATCCCAAGCATTGTAGTAATATTTCCGACAAGATTTAGCATAGGACTTAGCAAAAGAAACATCTTTTTTTAACTCCTTTTTGCTCCCATCATTTTTCCTCTGTGCTAAATAATCATCATATTCCTGCCTAGCAACTTCATAATTTCTGTAGTCAGGATTAACCCGTAAGCGAGAAAAATACTCTGCAATAGTAATAGTATGTGCAGGTCTTTCTACCCCGTCTCCTACTGTCATTAGAAATCACCTCTGTTTAAAGGTTCTGCCTGTCCATGACGTGGATCGTCAAGCACCTCGTCCAAGCCCTGATTCTGCTCTTGCTCTCTGTTATGGTACTTAGCTTCCTCGTATTGCCTGACCATTGCAAAGTATGAGTCTAATAAGTTAGCTTTAGTTTCGTTATCTGCTCGTGCAAAGCTAATAACTAACCGTGCTGCTGATACTTGAAAGTCTGTAATCATGTCATCTCCTAGCAAGATTGTGAGAGGTACGATGTAAAGGCAATCGCCATTACAATAATAATTATTATAAACCCCGGTGTAGGTTCGAATGGTGGGCGCTTTTGGCGTGGGAAGAACTCGTCGTATTTACTCATCTGTATCTCCTTATTAAGCTTCAATACCAATTGATGCGAAGAATTTAACTACTTCGTCTGAATGTGTATCCGAACTTAAAAGACATCTTATTGAGGAAACCCAGTATCCAATAAATTCTGGATGGTAGTCGAACGGGCCGCCGTTGCGGTTGCTTGCGTTTGCCTTTACACATCCTTTCTCTATTAGAGTCTGGCAAGCGTTGTCCTCTGCTGATGAAGCTAGGCCACTTATGCTCATTGTGGACATTCCGGTCAAACTAGCTGCATCGTGAAGCTGTTTTAATGTAGTCATTTTTATCTCCTGTAGTCAGACTCAAAATGAACCTGATGGAGAGATATTATATAGATGTATTAGAGTTGTCAACTATATTTACAGACAAAAAAAGGGCCACGATTTCTCGCAGCCCAAAAGCGCAACTACCAATCACGCAAATTAATTGTACATCAGAATGGCAAATCGTCTGGCATATCATCAAAAGGTGTCTTGTATGGGTCTGTAGGAGCTTTTGTAGCAGCCACATTCCTAGAGTCATGCTTAGGTTCTGCCTCCTTGCCCTTGCCTAGAAACTGCACCGTATCTGCCGCAATCTTGGTGCTGTATTTTGTTACGCCGTTCTTGTCCTCATACTTTTCTGTTTTCATCTTGCCCTGCACGAACACTTGGCTACCTTTCGTAAGGTATTGACCGCAGATTTCAGCCAGCTTACCGAAAGCACTGACGTTGACCCACTCTGTACCTTCCTTGCTTTTTGTTTTCCAGCCGCAGCCTATGCTGAAGTTAGCTATAGAATCGCCAGCAGGTGTAACTCGTAGCTCTACATCTCTTCCAAGTCTACCGATACCGCTCCATTGGTTTAAATCAGACATTATTTTTTCTCCAGTTGGTTAATTGCGTCATCTACTTCACCTAAAAACTTAATTGTTTCGATCTCCATCTTAGCTATTAGATCGTTATCTCTTTGCAGTCTTGAGACAAATAGCTGTAGATGCTCAGGTACTCGTGGGTCATAGCTTACAAAGTCGCAATAAGTAGCACCAGTTACCCACATTTGGCACTGCATCTGATTTATGTAAGCAGCAGGTGGCTTATTATCGAGCCTATATCCCAAGTGCGTCTGAGTGTTAGGACACTTGATCTCAATTAATCCACTAACACCGCTTATAACGCCGTCAGGACTAGCGCCAAGCCACTTTATCGTAGGATGAAAGCAGAACTCTGCCTCGTCTACAAAATAGCCTGTATCGGCCTCATAGCGGATTCTGGCAAGAGGTTCATGCTCAGTACCCCATTCCATTGCAGCACTTGTAAAGCTCTCAGCTACACGGCCAGAAACACGTTCTGCAATAATCTGCATTCTGTACTTCTGCCGGGTGACTGCTTCCCCTGATTTACCTTTTGCTAATACATCGCTCATCCTAGACGCGGTAACATGGCCTAGCCGTTGTGCAAACCATTCTGGTGTCCCTTGAGCTATCATTTTAGAAAGTACCTCCCAATGACCTTGCCGCTATCAAGATGCACGTTCTCTG